TTCATTACGAATACAATCCCAAAAACAATAATCCCGGATATGAACAGAATTGGCCAGTAAGTGAGGATAGTTTGCATGTACTGAATTAGTTATAGCTTCTAAAGTTGTCATCCATTAACGTAATTTCTAAACTGAGCTAAATTATTTGCAATGATTTTTTCCTGTGTTTCATCTGGTATTACATCTAATAAGTCTACAAGTTTGGTAGATTCTTTCTTCCAATTACCTATTGCATTAGAGTATTTTACTTTTTTAATACCATGAACTATAGGAGATGAGGTATCTAACGTCTCAATCCAGTTATACTCTGGTCCTTGATAGAAACTAAACTCTCTTGGGTGTGCACAACCTAATAAGTGATGCGGTTTCTTTGTATTAATAATACCGTCATTCATTAATTGATTAAGTGTCATTACTCTACCCATCATATAAGATACCCATTTGTTAGGGTGAGGAAACAATTTAAGATAGTAAGAATAGTCAAATGAAATAGCTAACTTATCTATACCAAGTTCTTGATCTAATGTTACATAGCATTTAACTAACTCACCGTAAGTTTTACCCTGTACAACACCAATAGTGCTTGAATTACTTAAAAAGTCCCAATCTTTCCATAAGCACTTTTTAGCTAAGTCAATTGTGCCTTGACAATCTTCTAACACATCAGGCACAATAAATTCTCTCGGTTGTAATGCCTGGACCCAGTAAGCATACTTTTTAGGGTCAAAAGCTTTACCTAATTCAAAGATAGAATTATCTAATAACACATGTCTACCCATAGCAACACTATCCTTAAAAAACTTGTAGTATTGAGGGTGTGTTTCAAACAAATGCACTAAAGCATAGTCGTAGTCATTGTATGTACGAGAAATCTCTAACATACTCAAAGGAGATTCGTGAGATATTTTAATCATGAGAATATATCAAATAGGTCTGTTGTTACTTCGTTGGTTAAATCTGGTAATCGCCAACCTACTGCATCATACACAGCAAGTATTGGTGGTTTTATTATTGTATTGAACATTTCAATATAATCTACTTCAAATTCTTTAAATTCTGGTGGAAAGTTGTAAGGGTAGCAAAGAGTATCAATGTTATACTTGTTTGGTGCAATATAAATCTTTTTTACTTTACCACCGGATGTAATACGTTCATACTTTGTTTCCAACTTTAAATGCTTTAGTAATTGATTATACCAAATTGCACCTTTCACGTGGTTAGGGGTACCAGTACCAATTTTAAAGCCATCTGCTTTGACTTCATACTTCTCTAAGTCACTAAGACCTCCACGTATAGCTATCTCATCAACATGTAATGTTTTAAAAGAGTCATAAACCTCTTTATAAAGACTGTTAGCTTTTATTTGATCCTGACCTAACAAAGAGTTCTCAATGACCTTCTTAATCAGTTCTTTTGCTTTCTTTGGCGTAGTAGATCTTGCGATTTCAACACCCACATACTTAAACTTATTAACATTTGCACCTTCATCGTTTAATACGTGTATAATGTAACGTTTCTTTTGTAGATAAACCCCTACATCACAAATAGATTCACGCTTAAAGAAGTAACGAGGGTCTGTAGATTTAAATTCTGCTGCAGACCAGCGTTTAATCTCGTTATTTAAATACGTACCGATCTCTTCATCAATTAATTTTAAACCTTCTGGAGTTACTTTATTATTAGCAAATAATTTTATCTTAAGCTTATCAACAATCGGTTGAATAGTAACATGAGTGCTGTCAGTATCGCCATATATATTAAGAGAAACGTCAACATTGTATCTTTCTTTAGCATATTGATCAAGTATGATACCTGCTTGCTTAACCACCGATTGACCAGTAAGAGTAATGCTACCAGCGTGATCGCTATCACAAATAGGGCTAAACTTATTAGCAAAAACCCCGTAGATAGAATTGAGAAGAATCTTGATGACATGTTGGATGGTGTCAGCTCGTTCCATATTAAACTTACACATTTTGTATTCATCAGTATCAGAAGTTAAATTACTTAGTTGTTTCTTATATTCAATATATTGGTTTTTGTTTCTTACGCGTTCACTGTAAAGGTTGTCAATCAAAGACGGTACCACACCCTTTTTCTTTTGAGTGTATAAAACGTCAGCTTTAGATATAGCTAACTTTTCAACCTCCATAAGCTTTTGAAGCTTATCGTTAGGCACAGTCTTTTCTACACCACTCGCAAGTAATAACGTGGTATCTGTATCGGTTTTACGTATAATTTTACCGATTTTAGTCTCTGGTGAAATGTTAAGTGTAATGATAGTATTGGGGTATAGAGAATTAGCATCATAACTCACTACTGCGGTCTTTAAACCACGTTCGGGGTCTCTGACATAACCACCTTGAATTTCATCTCTTGTAGGTCCAGATACAAACGTAGGTATAACCATACCGTGTTTATATGCTTCTAAGGCTACACAACCAGTCACTATGGACACTTTACCTAAGGCAGCTTCAAAAGACGTTAAGCCTTTGTAAGCCAACATACGAATAATCTTAAAGAACTGTAGTTTCTTCTCCATTCGTACTAACAGATCAACGTCTTGAATATTGTAATCTACAAAGTTGTTCCAATCGTTTTCAGACAGAGAGGCTAAGTTAGTAGCGTTAATAGCCAGTTTACCTTCACCTAATTCGTGTTGTGCTACAAAGTTTAATGCATAAGATTCTAATAGGCCACGTGCAAAGCCTTTATACACTTCCATATAGTCCATAGCTGATACACCGTGTATGTACCAACGATCTAACTCTTGTCCTTTAACGAAAATACCTTTACGACACCAAAGACTCTTTAACGGGGATAAACGTTTAGCTGCACTCTCACCTAATAGACTATTAATACGGTTAATGAGATAGGGAAAATCAAAGAAGTCCGTATTCCACCCAGACAAAATATCGGGGTAGTAGTCTTTCTCCCAAAACTCTAAGAACTTATTAAGTAAGTCTATTTCACCGCTACACTCAGTATAAACAACGTTTTTACGTGAAGGTGTATAAGCCTTGCAACCCCAAGTATAGAACGTTTCAGATAAGTTATCGTATATCGTTATAAGGTTGATAGGGTGCTTAGCGTCTTTAGCTTCAGGGAATTCATCTGGAGAGTAAACTTCAATATCAAGGAAGCATACTTTTAAGGGGTTAGCAGAGAACTCAGGTTTTTCGTAATCGTCTTTGTACTTCTCAATAAGAAACTGTTGTTCTACCTGAATATTATGATACAAACGTTTAATAGCGCCATCCTGAGCAGCTTTATTACGTTCAAAAGCATTTCTGAATACTTTCTTCTTTAACTTAGTGTTAAAGATAGACAAAGCATCGTGACTATCCATATTGGTCTCTACATAAAAGTAAGGACTGTATGGGGTCTTAGTCATAACCCGTTTACCGATATTGTCCCAGGTAAATAGGTAAGCTAAACTCTCTCGGGAATTATAATATACGTTACGATACACAAAACATATTATGTACCCTCTTACTAACTAATCAAGAAGGAAAGTAAACTTTCATGTGCTCATCAATATGATCTTCTAACCAGTACTTGGTTGCAACCTTACGAGCATCATCTGATTCATTTAAGTACATTCTACGATCTTTTAGTAATTTCTTAGCTAAATCCATCATTTCATCAGGAGTATTAAATCGTAAAGGCGCTACAGGGTCTGTATTGTATGGTGGAGCGTCTTGGCATAAACAAGGTACTCCTAATGCACCTGCTTCAAGGTACTTGATAGGTGCTTTTGCATAATTAAACTTGTTATTTTGTAAAGGTGCAAATGCTAAGTTAAGATTTAACGAATCAAAAGCATATGCATATTCATATAAGCTTTTCCAACCTACAAATTCAACATCTCCAGACTGTACCAAATCTTGTAAGCTATAAGGTATACCACCCATAAACACCCATTTGTAGTCTTTATAAGTTTTACGTATTAATGGTATATACGGATCAATGTCGTCTTGCACCCCTTGTAACCTATCAATATTTAAATGAGTCGGACTACCTACATAACCGATACGTGGACGTTTTTTGTTACGATCAAAATTTTCTACTACTTTTGCTTTATTATAAAAACGATCTATCCAAAACTTTGGCAAATAATTAGGAACTACTATAGAAGGTACACCTGTTCTTTCCGTGTAATAATCTGCCATAAACTTAGTAGGGCAGGTAATGGCATCACAATGCTTAATAATCTCTATTGCTGTTTTACTAATAACAGGATCTACGAAAGCAGAACGTGACTTGTTATATAGTGGAATATCTTCAGGGAAAATGACATCGTCAATTTCATAATACAATTTAAACTTGTTTCCATTGTTAGAGGTATGTCTTAAGAACTTTACAAACTCTAATTGTGGTGGTGTTACCTGGCGTTGAATTTTTACTGATTTAACCGTAGCATAATACCGAGGGTCTAAAAGCATTACAGTAGAGTTAGTGACGACTCCTTTACCAGATGAGTTAATTAACGACTCAGGCCAATGCATTCTCCAAAAACCACAGCCACCATGATCAGCAGCAAAGCTCATGGCTGTATTTGCTGGTGCACCTGGAGTGGGTCCACTCTGTATAGCAGGAACATGATTCTGTGGTGTTGGAACACCAAGTGTTGGTGCACCAAATGGTAACGCAGGAGCGCCTATTACAAAGGAATTATTCATTATTAAAAGTTGTTGATCGTACTGTTATGCCGTTTTTCTTTTCAAGATATATAATTTCACCACTTGTACAGTATTTCATACTTTCCTTGCGGTGTGATATTATATACACAGCCTCTTGGTATTTTTCCACTCTATCCCGTATTATATCCAATACCAATTCAATACCTTTCTCATCTAATGAGGAGTCAAGTAACTCGTCAAATACTGATAAATTTAACCATACATTAGCTTGTGCTCTACGGATATCTTGAAATGTAAAGATCATTGCAAGGTCTATAGCTTTACGTTCAGCACCAGAGAAGTTAAAG